ATGAGTTATTTTCACTAAATCTATGAGTAATTTTAACTGTTCCAAATATTAATCTAATTATTTCTTTGCCTCCACCAACATACATCTCGTTGGGGCTTTCCAATTCTAGGTCATATTTAGCTTTATCAAAAAGAAAGGTATTGGTTGTACTAGCTGGAATTTGTAGCAATAGTTTGCCTTCTAATCCAATAATATCAAATTTGTATATGCTATAGTCTGTATTTGTGGTAGAAAAAATCTGAGTAGTTCCATCGTCAGTAGCCCAAACCAACCTAGCACACCAATTTGTAATGTCTGTGGGGGTATTATTGGAATTTTTGTATATCAAGGCTAATTTAAAGGATGTTCCCTGCTCTATAGAAAAGTCGTATTTACTTGCAGGCATAGTGGGTATCCTATTTAAAATAAATATTATAGTATAGATATAATATAGTACACCTATAGCTAAAAAAGCAGGGCCGGGTTTTTAGGCCCAGCCCTGACTTTCATAGCTGATTAGGTTAAGTTAACTAACTTGATTAGAGAGCACCAAGTAGAACCCTACGGTTATCGAGAACAGCAAAGCCTTGCTCGGCCCAGCCATAGAAACCAGCTCTCTTCTGACGATGTAGTGTCTCGTCTTCGAAGATCTGAACTTCTTGGCGAACTGGCATAATGAAACTGTCTCTCTTGCGTAGATCGAGACCAACTACAACTTCACCCTTACCACTTGGTAGTGTGCCGCTGAGAGTATTGGTATAGAATAGTTGATATTCTTGTCCAACACCTAGTTCGTCTCTGTCGTGCAAGTTGATTCCGAAGATTCTGTTAAGAGTACCGTCGGCAGCGGTATAGATCTCACGACGAGTAATTTCGTCAACGATATCGATACCCCAGTTACGGATGTCTTCCATAGCTTCTGGAGAAACATAAAGATCAGTTAGAATACCACGGTTGGTACTAGCAGAGTTACCACCACCGTTTCTACGCATAACTGTCTTCATGAGACTGACGAGTCTCTTTGTAAACTGATTAGCATTGGCGTCACTATCGTATACTACGATGTTACGATCAACAGCAGCGGCCATTAGTGTGTGCCAGCCATCGTCGTTCATCTTCTTAACGAATGAAGCCTCAAGGACTTCCATAGCACGACCAACAACGTCCCAGCGAGCATCACGAGCATACTTCAAGAGATAGTCGATTGAAGCGCCGATGTCATAGGTTGGAACCATGACGTAATCGCTTTCAACGTGACGCTCTGGAATATATCCATGATTTGGTACAGTATAGGCTACGAAGTCCTTTTCTGTGCCAGGAGCGATGAAGTCCAATGGAAACTCAGGAGTTGCACTCTGAGCCAATTGGATGGGTTCAAAAATGTTGTCGAGGATGTTACCGCTTAACAGTCCTTGACGAAGGGGCAATTCGAGAGCTTTTGCAAACTCTCTATTAGCTGCTAGAGCTACTTCTCGGTCTGGCGAACCAGAACGAACTAGTAGTTCAGTAACTTCTGGGGTGGGTTGAAACTTATTTGTGTTAGATGACATTTTTTTCTCTCCTCTAATCAAGTAATGTTGATGTCTACTTTAACGTAACCGTCAGCGTCTTTACTACCAAGGAATGTACCTACTTTAACAGCATTTGTGGCGGAAGTACTTAGTAGGCCGTTAGCGCCGACATAAGCACCAGCACCTGCTGATGGAGTATTTCCAGATACAACCATGTTAGTAGTGACTTGGCCTTGACGGAGAAGAGTTACCTTGCCTCCGACTTGGACTTCGTCTTTGTACCAGTTGATGTGCTGTCTGGTTAAATCAATATTTACAACGTCGTTCATTAGAACGCCAACGGGTAGAGCACCCGAGGCAGCTGAAGCATAAGCAACGACAGCATTAGCGTCGTCCATAGCAACTCCAGCACCACCTGTTACAACAGAAGCTACGCCGCCTCTTTCTGCAACTGTGTTCATGAAAAATGAAATATCTGTGTGAGCTTCGATACGATCTGGTTTTAGAGCCATTTCAGTTCTCCCTATTAATAGTTATTTTTTACCTAATCTGCTACTTACAAAATCGATTAATGCGGCTCTGGTGGTATCTACCGAAGATTCGGTTTCTCCGCCAACGCCAAGATTAACTTCTTCCACTACCTCAACTGTGTCTAGTACTTCTGGATCAGCAGAAGTTTCTGATGCTTTCTTCTTGTCTTTGGCTTTTTTATCGTCTTCTTTATCGTCGTCTTTCTTGATCTTTTCCAACCATGGTGGCATCTTACCAGCAAACAAACTGGTCATAGCCTCAAAAGCATCATCAGCCATAGTTTCAAATTTTTCTACAACGGTTTCTGCTGACTCAGCATCAACGCCATTGTCGATTAGAGAAGCTTTTCTTTTCATCTTCTTTTCTTTCTTAGCCATTTCTTCTTCTTTCATCTTGTATCCAGCAATGGCTTCTAGAGCAGCGTCTAGTTCAGATTTGACCTTTTTCATTTCTTCTTCTTTCTTGGCCATTTCTTCTTTTGTCTTCTTGGCTGCTTCTTCTTTTTTCATTTCTTCTTCTTCGTCCTTTTGTGTTTTCTTAGCAGCTTCGATAATCTCTAGTTGAGAAGCAACTTGAGACTCAAGCTCGCTTATTCTTGTCTGTAGATTATCTACAAGACTTGTGTCTGTGGCGACTGTTTCTGTTGTAACAGTTGTTTCTGTAACAACATCCGGTGTTGCTACAATGGTCTGTTCGGCTTGTTCGACTGAAGCTACTGTCTCTGTCTGTGTTTCATTTGAATTCATAGTCGTGTTCTCCACATTTAAGGTTGACTGATTATCAAATACACCTAGATTTGATAAATTAGCAAAAATTTCTGTTGAATTATTTAAGAAAGAATCTTTTGTAAAAATTATACTATCGGGATTTGCTGGTTTGTCAACAAAACCCTTGCCTGAAAAGGTTATGTTTCTCAATACTCTTCCAACTTTATAGTTATCGTGTTCTCCTAATCCGCCATATGATCTAAGATATTTAGTCAAAAATGCTGTTTCTGAATTTCTGTTTAAAACTTTAAACTCACCAGTTGACTTATTTAATAGTCCGTAATCAAATCCCTTAAAAAAGCATTCCATACTAACGTATTTTGTTCCAGACTCTATTTCTGATATTAGAGTACTTGCCCTACTCATGAGTTCTTCAGAAGAAAATCCTTTATAGATAACTGATCCTGTTAAAATATGAAATTTATTTGGTAGATTTTCTACTGGGGTATTTTCATCAATTAAAACCCCATCATCAGTAATAGGCCAGTTTGATGTAATGTGGCCAACTATAACATTCTCATCATGATTAAGATTAGTAGGTTTATCTTCTGGAGTATGTTTAGCTGCCCAAACCTCGTCCTTGTCGAAAATATCGTCGTTTTTATTCCAGCTAGAAGTAACTAGAATAGACTGAACATAATAGAGGTCGCTATCCTGTAAGGAAGCTAAACTCTTAATGTGCTTAACACTGTGATTAGTTTTATTTGAGGGTTCAACAACACAAGCATATGAAATAGAAGCTTGTGATTTAAGCTTTTCTTCGAGACCATCTCTAATCTCTTGTTCAAAAATATGCATTTTAAGCCTCGTTATAAGATTTTTCGATCAAAGAATTATACACCAGAGAATAAAAAGAAGACTTAAGTTGCTTAATCTCGTCAACAGTTAAATCTCTATTAATTTCTGTTTTAATGGGTTTTAGCCAGTTATTATAAGCACCAATAATTGTGGCGTGCTCTTTGGCATGAATGTTTGCTAGTGCTCTGCTCATTAAGTCAGGGTCAATTGTGCAGGTTGGTGTGAGACTGAATAGGATTTTGGTTTTGACCGAATCCATTTCTTTACTCTCTGCTTTAGATAAACTCCTCAAATTTTTCTTATTATAGAAGTCTAATAAGATTGGATTGAGCATGTCATTAATTTTATCTTGTGCTTCGTTAGCCCATAACATTAAACTAGCTCCAGTTTGGGGCGCGAACTTTTTACTTTTTCGGGGTCCAGAATCCTTACTTAATTTAGGTCTGCCTTGTCCGGGGATACCTGGCAATGATTCTGGCGAATCATTTGCCAACTTCGTTGAAGGACCAGACTGAGGAGGAGTTTTTTGTTCCAAAGCTGTTTTTTCTCCGCTTTTCTTTTTCTCCAATTCCAGACCGACCTGACTAGGAGTTACAGTACCTGTTTGTAGAGCAATTTTCTTAAGAGCATTTTCAACTTGAGGATCATTCCACGGCCCAGCTTTTGGAACCATTCTTTCTGATTTTCTTTCTCTGGTTTCTCTGTTGAGTCTGCTCTTTTCCATGTCTGGATCTATACCGAACTTAGTTTGTAATAGTTCGTCACTAATAACGTTTCTGTCTGCTAGTTGAATTAATAAAGCTTTCTCAGCATCTTCATTGCTTAAGTCCATCCTATCAAATTCAATCTTAGCTCCATACTTAAAACCCATGGCTTTTTGTACTAGCTCAATCTCTTTCTCCCAAAAAGAAATAAGCATGTCTCTGCCATACTGAAGTCTTTGTGTTAGGGTCTTAAGAGATATGAAGTTGTTGGTTGTTCCAGCCGCTCCGAATGTTCCTGTTAAAGTAGGAGGAATGCCCAGTCCAGCATAAACAGCATTTAAATGGGGAATATATTTACCTTCTCCCAAAAATTGATGAACACTTGTTTTGGATTCTATGAGTTCAATATCTGGACCCCATACTAAATCCATTGTGCCTCCACCAACATTATTACCTAGAATACTAGCCAGTTTTGCTGTGGCTGCTTTGGTGGGAGCAATCTTGTGCTCTAGACTTCCTAGTTTAAAAATACGAATATTAGAGATGGCTCCGTCAAGAGCTGCCATATCTGCTAGTTTAAGTTTTTCTATGACAGTAATATCATCCATGATAGAATAGACCATGGGGTATGCCCATGTTTGCCAATCGTCTTTTTTGTAATGGAACACTAAGGTCTTTTCTGGATCTAATGGATACGGCTTTTTGGTTTTTGCTGCTTGCACAATCTGAGGAGGTAGATTGTTGATGATTTCTCTTTCAGCATCAGACTGTGGAGAGTTAATCATTTTTCTTAAAATAGCTGGTAGTACTAACTCATACCTTTTCTGAGAAACAAAAGCAGAAAGTGGACCGGCAGCAACGTCCACGAATGCTGGGTCTATAAAAGTATATTTCCATGGAATTTCTCTTTTTTCTATTTGTACATTATCCATGTCTACTATTTGAAGATCCGGAGAACTAACTGCTCTGTATAGCTTGTCCGCAACCTTAAGACTAAGTTTTCCTGTTTGTCTATTTATGACAACGTTACCTGTTTTGTAAAGATTATTAAGAAACCTTTCACTGCGTTCCTTGCCTGATATCTTCTTAAACCACTGCCTATAAAATCGTTCTATTCTTTTGTTCTTGTGGCAAATTCTAATTCCCTGTACAGCAAAGTCTCCCATGAGATCTATAACATTTTTTACCAATCCGACCTTTTGGTAAATCTCGTCGGACCTGTGCATAATATGTTTTATGCGCTTGGGTACTGCTTCGTCTGGTCTAAAATAATCGTAGTCACTTCTGGTTAATCCTGGTCTTCCTCCGGTAGTCCCGTCCAGATTACCATAATCTACCCTGTAAAATCTCCCAGCCTGTGATTTTTGAACCAGAGTAAATTCGTCCAGAGACTCTGATGAGGTTTTTAAAGCCTCTTGTTTGCTGGCTAAGTCGTCGCCCCAAGCAACATAAGCTTGATCTGGAACGTGTGGTGCTGCGTCTTGTATGATTGGGTTTTGGGGCTGTTTATTGGCCATAATATTCCACGTTGTGATTGTGATGGGATTACAATAGTATTATAGAGATAACATACACTATTGTCTATAAATTCCTGTGTATATATCTTCGTTCACTGCTGAAGTAAACCATTCTGGCCCCTTGTATAATTGGCCTTTATTATCTACAACGTCTCTTAAGTTGCCTCCTATGATATCATACTGAACCGGAGGAAGGGCTCTTTGTTGCTGTCTAGCTGCCATATTGGCCATTAATAAAGAACTATATCTATCTTTGCGTAATCTTCCTTTTTTACCATTAGGAAGTTTAACTTCTGGAGTGTCCCATCGATCTCTAGCATTAGGTCCCGTGCTAGTTTGACTCATAACTATAGTGGTTAATTCGTTTTTTAATTCTTCTATTTCCAAGATACATTCACTAAGACTATCATAAATTGGACTAAGTTCAGTATTTATAATGTCTTTACCTTCAGCGTCCAAGGCCAAGCCCAGTGTCAAATTATCGAATTCTGGAAATAATAACACTTTATCTTCTAAGTCTTTTCTTAGTCCATGATTAGCCTGAGCTGTCCAGTCTGCTCTGGCAAACTGTATCAATTCTATTAAGTGTAAGCCCGGTTGGTCATCTGTGTCTTTGCTTTTTTCTGGATTAATAATTGGCCAAATCAAATGCTCTCCTTCTTCTAATTTGGATGGATCGTGCAAAGCTTCTTCAATAGAAACACCGCCACCCTGAGCATCAAGAGCGATTCGTTCACAAGGAAAGATTTTCATAAGATTGCGTATCTTCCTGCAACAAAATCCATAAAAATCATGTTCTGTTACTAGTCCTGTTTTTTGTCTATCTTTAAAGTTACTTCTGTTTGTAGTCCAACAATATACAATTCGAGAGTGATCTGGATGAATTTCTAGTATAATTATACTAAAATTATCTTGTTCACTAGCTGGGTCGATGCCATATACATAGCGTAAGTTGGGATTGCCTTTTGTTGCTGCTTGAAATAAAACAGGTTTATTATTAACCATAATTTGCTTAGAGCTAGATGTAACACAGCCTTCTATTAAACTTCGTTTAAAGAATCCTTCAC